ACAAGCTATTAACACGATCCATGAATGACGATATTTTATCGGAGCCAAACAGTTTTGGCGAAATAAAGATAGATAAAATGTTACAGAAAAACCGGATAGATCCCTGCGATGCTGCCATTTGCGCCCACAAGGTAGCAATGGGCGTAGAGGTTGAGGAAATAACGACAGATCAAAGCGTGGAGGCGTATTTGAAAATGTTTGAAAAGGAGGCAGGTGAAGATGGTGAATGAGGCTATTTAGCAGAATAAAAAGGTTTTTTAATAAGACTGTACGACCGGAGGCAGGCGCAGATGATGAACGTCTGTTGGAATGGCTTGGAATATCGGGAACGCCGAAAAAAGTTTTAAGTGAAGTCACTTATTTTACCTGTCTAAAAATGCTGTCTGAGACATTGGGAAAAATGCCAGTGAAGTTTTATCAGCAGACCAGCCGGGGCATTGAGGAGGCGAAAGCAAATTCTGCATATAATTTGTTGAGGATACGCCCCAATCCGCAGATGACGCCAACAACATTTTGGGGGACGGTAGAGAATAACCGGAATCATTATGGGAACGCTTATGTCTGGATACAAAGAGAATTTAAACGGAAAAAGTATGGCGGTGATATGGAAATAAAAAACCTGTGGATTATGCCGTCCAGTGACACCACAATAATAATTGATGATAAAGGCGTCTTTGGTGCTGCAGGTGACATTTACTATTGGTACATAGACCGATACAGCAATGAGGAATACTGCTTTCCGTCCGGTGATGTGATGCACTTTAAGACATCTATGTCCTTTGACGGGCTAACAGGTGCAAAGGTACGGGATATTCTAAAGGCAACCATAGAGGGAGGACTAGGAAGCCAAACCTTTATGAATAACCTCTATGAAGGAGGGTTGACAGCGCGGGCGGCGCTGCAATACACCGGAAATCTATCTCCCAGGCTGGAAAAAAAGCTAATTAAACAGCTGGAAGGATATGCAAACGGAGCGAACAATGCAGGCAAGTTCATACCGATTCCGATTGGCATGAAGCTGGAGCCACTTAATATCAAGTTGACAGACAGCCAGTTTTTTGAGTTGAAAAAATATAGCGCGTTGCAGATCGCGGGAGCTTTTGGCATTAAACCAAACCAGATTAACAACTATGAGAAGAGCAGCTATGCCAACAGTGAAATGCAGAATATTTCTTTCTATATTGACACAGAGCTATATATATTGAAGCAGTATGAAGAGGAAATAAACTATAAATTATTGGAACCAAGCGAGGCGGCAGAGGGAAAGCACTATAAATTTAATGAAAATGTAATCCTGCGTACAGACGCAAAAACCCAGGCTGACATCTTAATCGGATATGTCCAGAATGGTATTTATGCGCCAAACGAGGCAAGGGGATTCATGAATAAGCCAAGAGCGGAGGGTGGGGATGACTTGATTTGCAACGGGAACTATATCAAAGTAGCCGACATTGGAAACGATCAAGAAGAAGGAGGGAAAGGCGGAGATGAAAAGTTTGAAATTACAAAGAAAAAACAAATACAACCACTATGAAGAAGTGGGCAGCATTGAGATTCGGAATGAGACGGATACAGCAGCAGATCTTTACTTTTTCGGGGATATTAACAGCGAAAGCCTGGGGGAATGGCAAAAATATTACCCGGATGATAAAGCCCCGAAAGATGTACAGGACTTTTTAGATCAACTGGACGGTGTATCAAAAATTAATGTCCATATCAATAGTGGCGGCGGTTCGGTTTTTGGCGGTATCGCCATTTACAATATTTTAAAGCGGCATAAAGCGGAAATCATTGTATACGTGGAAGGGCTGGCGGCAAGCATAGCAAGCGTGATCGCTATGGCTGGTGATAAGATCATCATACCGGCAAACGCCCAGATGATGATCCACAAGCCAAGCTGCATTGCCTGGGGAGACGCCGACGAGATGCGGAAGCAGGCGGATATCTTAGACGGATGCCAAAAGGTGATATTAAACACTTACATGCAGCACACAAAAGAGGGAGTCACGCCGGAACAGATCAATGAGCTAATCAACGCGGAAACGTGGAAGGATGGCGAGGGATGGCAGGAATTTTTTGATATTGAAGTAGCAGAAAAAAGCAATGCAGTAGCATGTGCCAGTAGCTATTTTAGTCAATATAAAAATATCCCATCAAAGATACAGGAAAGCCGGGAGCTGGAGGCAAAAGAAGAAAAGCAGATAGAGGCAATATTAGAGGACTTAGACTGGATCTGAGTCCTTTTTTGTGCAAAAATTAAGGAGGAAACCATCATGAATGAAGAATTGAAGAAGCTGTTAGACGGTATCAAAGCAAAAAAGCAGGAAGTAAAAGATCTTTGCAAAGCACGCAGGATCGAGGACGCGAAAAAGGCAAAGGATGAATTAAAAGACCTTCAGGAACAGTTTGACTTGTTGTACGATTTAGACCAGGAACGGCTGGACGGTATGCAGAAGGCAGCAGTGGCCGGAACCGCCAAAAAAGTAACAGACCAGGCAAAGAACATTGCCGGGGCGTTTGTTAATGCCATTAAGGCGGCGGTAAACAAGGGAACCTTATCGGAAGAGGATAAGGAAATCCTTAATTCTATGAGCGAGGAAAGGGACGAAGACGGCGGCCTGACGGTGCCGAAGGACATCCGGACATCCATTAAGGAGCTGAGGCGGTCAGAGGATGCACTGGAAAACCTTGTAAACGTGGAGCGCGTAGCCACATTAAGCGGCAGCCGGGTAATTGAAGTCAACGCCGATCAAACACCTTTTGACAATGTGGATGAAGCGGCAGAGTTTCCGGAAGTATCTACTCCCCAATTTGCAAAGGTGGATTACAAAGTAAAGAAAAAGGGCGGCATCTTAAAAATCACCCAGGAGCTTTTAAGTGATACTCAGGAAAACATCCTGGGTTACCTGAAAAGGTGGATTGCCAAGAAATCCAAGGCAACCAGAAACTTTATGATTGTTGCGAAAATCCGGGAGATCACAAAAGATGCAGAAGTGACGGTTACCGGGCCGGACGATCTGAAAAAGATCTTTGATGTCAGGCTTGATCCGGCGATTGAGATAGGAGCGCGCATCATCACAAACCAGGACGGCTATAACTGGCTCAATACGTTAAAAGGCGGGGATGACAAATATATCATGCAGCCGGATCCAACCAAACCCACAAATAACCTGCTGTTTGGGAGATATCCCGTCAAAAAAGTGGGCAACAAGACCATGCCTAGTGTAAAAGTAGAGGGCGGCTATAAAGTGCCGATTGTATGCGGAGACACCAAAGAAGCTATCACAATCTTTGACCGTGAGACCATGACAATCAACATTTCAGATACCGCGGGGAAATTGTGGGAAACCGATCAGACCGGGATCAAAGTGCGGGAGAGGCTGGACATCAAGAGCGTAGATGAAGAGGCGATCATTATGGCGGAGTGCTTTGTTCCGGATTCCGGAGGGGGACAGGCAGCGGCGAAAGTAAAAAAAGGATACACGCAGGCAGAGATTGAAGCAATGACAAAAGCGAACATTTTGGCGCTGGGTACCCAATTCGGGTACAATATGACAACAACGGAGGCCAACACAAAGGAGCAGATTGTAGCGGACTTTATGGCGCAGCAGGCAGCGGACCAGGGAGCTTGATAAACAGCGGCGGGCTTTCCGCCGCCCATAAAGACAGGGGTATGACATGGCAATCATAACGCTAAAAGAGGTAAAAGAGTATGCAAGGATTGACATTGACGAAGACGATCCGTTGCTGGAAACCATGATCGCAGCAGCAGAGGAATACTTGAGAAACGCCACCGGGAAAGACTATCCGGAAACGGGTGAGGATGGAGAAAAAATCAATTATGCCCTTGAAAAGATATACCTGCAGCTACTAATTGCCTACTGGTATGAAAAGAGAGCGCCGGTAGGAAGTGCTGGGGATGATTTTAATTTTTCAACAAAGTCGATCATGCTGCAATTGCAAAACAAGTAGGGAAAAGATGGATATAGGAAGAACCAACAAACGGATTACCTTCTGCCGGTACGAAGAAAAAGAAAATGCTCTATCCCAGCTAGAGCAGGCGCTTGTAGAGGTTAAAACCGTGTGGGCGAGTGTGGAGCCGACACGGGGAAGAGAGTACCAGGAAGCGCAGAGGATCCGGCCGGAGCTGACGTATAAAATAACAACGCGATACCATAAAGGGATAGCGCCGGACATGCTCATAAAATGGAAGGAGCGGTATTTCAAGATTATTTCGGTTATCAACGTAAAAGAAAGGAACGAGGTACTAGAAATAATCTGTACAGAAGGTCTTTTAGAAAAGCATCAGAAAACAATGAAAGAATCGGAAGGACAGGTTTTCGGAGATCAGAAAGACAAAAATAGCTTTCAATGCAAAGGGAAAGGAGGTATAATATAGAAAAATGTTCAAGGGAGGATAAAAGCTATGAAGGATTTCGCTATTACTTTATTTTTCGGATGGCTAGGCATACATAAGTTTACACAAAAAAAGTATGGTTTAGGTATCTTGTATTTATTAACATTGGGATTGTTTGGTATCGGCTGGGGGATTGATACAATTTTAGCGTTTGTACGGATGGTAAACGGAAAGCGACAGGTGCCAGCAATGCTGTCAAACACGTTGCCTACAGGAAAAGCACAAGCACCTAGCAAAAAGCTTATTGAAAGTTTTAATACAATAATAGTTGGAACTTTTGCAACTTGTGATTTAGACCCAGATACTGACAGAGAGGAAATCGTATTATCATTTAAAGCGAATAGTGCTTTGTATTTAAAATATTGGGAGTATAAAGGAGAACCGGCATATTACGTATGTTATCATGGAATAGATGCAGGCAATATACCTGCTACACTAGCAAAAACGCTATACGAAAAGTATTCAGATTGTGAATTTATAGTTACATTGCAAGGAGAGGCAGAGTATAACGATAGGAATGATTTGACACAGAAAATCAGAGTAGATGTGTATAAGTGACTTCATAAACGAACAGCAATATTTATGTTTGGAGACAATAGCAATGGGAGCACTAGATTTTAAAATTGAGGGAATAGAGGAATTAGAAGACGATATAAGAAAGGCGGTTGAAATTTGTCCTGGGGAGCTAAAAAAAGAGCTTAATAAATTAGCCAATGACTTCAGGAAATCAGCGAGAAAACGAACACCAGACTATAAACATCACAGAGGAAACCCAAGACTTAAGTTAAAACGACGCTATGGAAAATGGGCTTTCGCGAAAGATGATAAAACAGGAATTACTATTTATAACGACGCGCCGCATTTTCATTTAGTGGAATTGGGGCATAATTTGGTAAAGGGAAAAGAGGGGCGTGTTATCGGGTTTGTTCCGGGACAACATATGATGGAAAAAACAAAAAATGAATACGAAGAAATAGTACCGGAACGATTTGAAAAGACATTAGATGATATTCTAAGGGAGAGTGATCTAAATTAAATTCGTAGAGATAAAAAAAGCAGTCAATGAATTACTAAAAGGGAGATACCCGCCGCCCCGATATAAAATATACGGAAAAGAAATCCGGGAAGGATATGAAGCGCCTTGCTTCTTCACAGAGATCATAGACGGCGGTAGCAAGGCAGAAACAAGAAATTTTGCCAAAGGTAGATTTACAATCAAAATAACATATTTCCAAGCAGTAAAAAACGAAGCCGATCAGCTCGAAAAGGTAGATGAAATAAAAGACCTTTTCGGGCTGATTTTTTGTGTCGGGGATCGAAGACTGACAATAGGAGACTTTTCACATGATTATATTGGAGAATACCAGGATATTTTACAAATCAGCATTGAAGTTGATTACAAAGAAAATACCCAAAAAGCGGATACAGCACAGGTAGCGTCAGAAATCGGTATAAAAATCACACAAGGCTAAGGGGGCTAGCAGCATGGCTAAGAGACTATACCGGGAATGTGAAAATAAAAAAAGGAGTTAATAACATGGAAGCGACAGAGAAAAACGCACAGACAGTAAATAGAATGTTTGATTATAAGGCGCAAAAGGAAATAAAGCAATCAAGGGAGGGAAATTAAAATGGGCGCACCAAGTATTGACATCAGCTTTATCGAAAAAGCGATATCTGCAATCACAAGGAGCGAGCGCGGAATTGTAATGCTATGGGTAAAAGACACGTTACCAATTCCGGCAATCAATCCGGTGACGGTAGTCACAGAAAGCGACATTCCGGAGGAGCTGTCAGATGTAACTATAGAGCAAGTAAAGCTTGCCATGATCGGCTATACTAACGCCCCTAAGAAAGTGCTTATATATTACATGGGGATTCCGGAAGACGCAGAGGAAACAGCGGTTGAAGCCGGATACAAGAAAGCAATGGAGGCAGCGGAAACGATCCGCTTTGACTATTTGGCGATCCCAACAGTGGAGACAGACGGCAAAAGTGATGATATTGCTACATGGATTAAATCTATGAGGGCGAACAGAAAAAAGATGATCAAAGCGGTTTTGCCAAATACAGCGGCTGACCATGAGGGGATTATTAATTTTACAACAGAAAAATGTGTGAAAACAAAAACCGTAGTCCTAGAGGATGGAACGAAAACGATGGTGGACATGATTTATACAGCAGAGAAGTATTGCGCAAGAATTGCCGGCCTGATCGCAGGTACCCCTATGACGATTGCCTGCACCTATGCACCTTTGCCAGAGCTATCCGATTGTACACGATTAACGGATCTTGATACACCAGTAGACAGAGGGGAATTAATAATCTTTTACGATGGGGAAAAGGTAAAGATCGTAAGGGGGGTCAATAGCTTTGTCACAATGATGGACGGAAAGGGTGAAAGTTTTAAAAAAATAAAAATAGTGGAAGCCATGGACATGATTAATGATGATCTTGTTAAGGCGGCCCAGGATAGTTATTTGGGAAAATATGCGAATACATACTCAAATAAATGTCTTTTGCTATCAGCGATTAGCAGTTATTTCGCCCAAATAAAGAGAGATGGTATCATAACCAGTTATTCCGTTAGCCTGGAT